CTGCTAGCGTTGTGGCTGTACCGTTGTTCCGAATTGGTCCGGCACTTAAGTGGGCCGGTGGGTAGTCATAAGGCGATGGGGTTCGCGGCAAATCGCCTGCGTCCCCAAGTCCAACGCCTACATGGGTGCGGGCGGCTTAAGGGGGGCCTAACCTGCTGCCAGACTATTCCATACCATTCGTCACTCATCGGCGTACCGACGTGTCAAAGGTTGTAGTTGGACCGTGATAATCGCAAGACATTCCGGAAAACTGTTGTTGGCGGAGTGCACGTTAATGCCCAATTGTTCGATGCAATTGGGAAGTTTCGATTGTGTGCGTAACTGCGCGCGATTGGATGCCCCACACTGCGGATTGCGAGAGTCACTATCCCGATGAAACCTCCACTTGGGTTAAAACCCCTACACGCACGGGCGAAGAACCCGACTCTGTAGCTCAACAAGTAAATGAGCAACCTCACCAACACCATTTCTCGTGGTGGCAAACACGAGAATCGCTCGGCCTTAGTTGGCCGGGCTAGTGCACGTGGTAAGGGGGGGAGAGAGAGCCGTCCTCCCGCGTTCTTAGGTGGACGCGGAAAGGGAAAAGGCCAGGATAAAACCTGGCAGCCCCGCACGGGCTTAGGTGACCGTGCAGATTGGGTTGATTCACCTGTGGCCGTTCGCGTTTGGACTGGTTTCGAGCGCTACCGTTCTATGGGTGAGTTGATTCAGGTGTCCCCTGCTGATGCGAAGGCGCATGAAAAGGCCGCACGCCGGGCGGTTGGAGAAGGTTACTGTGTTTATTTGAGCATGGTGGCCTACATGAACGCCGAGTGGACGGATAGATTGTGCCGAGAGAGGTGGGAGTCGTGCCTTGGGCCCGACGCCTTCTTCGGGACACTACGTCGTTGGGGTCGGAGTGAGGGGGTGATGTACGTTCTGCATGACCTTGTTGTCGAGCAGGACAGCGTCACGCTCTCCCAGGGCCTTTCCATCGGTGCGACCGATGGACTGAAGCGGCACTTGCTCCGCGTGCCGACGGAGCTGGCTTTCGATGTGGGTGGCTTCCACATTTTGCCGCTTGGAGAGCCCAAGCTTGGCAGGCATCCGTGGGCCTGCCAACCGCCAGAGACAGCTGGCGTTGAAGCCGAGAAGTCCACCGGGAGTGCGGTGGCTGCAGTAGTGGTTGAAACCCCACCTGCAAGGTCGTCTCCAGTGGTAGAGGAGTCTCCGCGGCTGGTTGATTCCAGTGAACAGGGTAATGCGGACTGGGTTTGCGGTCGGGCCTTAGGTGGCTTTCCCGCTTACTTGCAGACCGGACAGTGCGTGCAAACGTGCTATGGCCCTGCGGACTCCGTGGGTTTCAACGTCCCGGAGGGGGACGGCTACTACCACTGGGTTTCGACCGAGATCTTCGGCAACATCGTCTGGAGCTTAGAGTACGTTGCTGAGGAGAAGAGACCGTCCTTCCGCTACCATGGTGTGTACCCGCCTCCCGCGGGTGCAGACTGGACTGGCGGTTGGTGGCCGAGTGTTCGAGGAGCTGGTGAGAGGGCTGGGTTGTTCTTCGCTCAGGGCTTTATGTCCAGAGCACATGTCAGGTCCGCATGCATGGAGACCTGTCAGATGTTGGATAACTGCCTCTACCTTCCGTTCACTGCCACGCCCGGATTGCGTGTGGTTGGATGCCGCATGCTAACTGATGGTGTACGGTCTACACAGATCTTTGATGTGGGTGACGTTGTTTCCTCGAATGGACGTCACTTTCAAGCTGTGAGCCACCGGGAGTACGGACTTGACCTGATCAAGCTCGTGCCGATGCAATCGCGTGTCGGTGCCTGCATGGGAAGGTTCCTCCGTTACTTCCGGGATTCGCACCCCGTGCTTGAGCCACGGCTGCCAAAAGCCCTGCCCACTGAGTTGCAAAACCGCGTGGAATGGCTTCTTGCTCTTCAGGTCGCCCCGGCGGACGCTGTCCCCATTCTCGGCAACCTCAAGACTATGGCGGCTAAGGAAAAGTACGGTGAGGGCACCACTGGGCCTTGGCTGGTCGCTGAACAGGTGAACGTTCTGCGTGCCTCGGTCGCGTCCCCTCGGGTGCCGTTCGGCTATGCCGGCGGGAAACCATTTTCCTGGGGTTACTGCTACTCTTGTGGTCGCAGTCTACCCGGGAATATGCCCGGCAGGCTATGTGGTTGTGGGCAAACGCCGGCAGCAATCAACGTTGCTGAGGGTCACCACGTCGCGAAGTTCGGCGTACCCTGCTATCCAGGGGTCGTGGAGACCAAGTCGCGTCACCCGCCGTTGAAAGACGGCAAGGAGACGAGAGCGACACCGGCGGTTTTTCGGGAGCCCCCATTGGGCGTGAGCAGCTGGGGAAGCTGCCGACCCGTGCGAGACGTGGCCCGCGTCTCGGCGGTGTCGGCCTAAGTGGGGCGACAGGTTTTGTCGGCTCGGTTGGCCTGAGACCATTGGCAGAGGCCATCCAATTTCGTGTTCTAGCACTTGTACCTCAGACGGTACAGCCTGGGTATTATCAATCTGCCACACGCCTCTTCATGGAGGCATACCCAGACTTTGTAGAAAGTGGATCCCCGATGGAGGTGTGGGACTGGATCAGAACCATGCCAAGCCGTCGTAGGAAGCAACTCATTCGAGCGCTAAGGCTCATGGAGGAACGTGGTGAAATGTCCGAGCGTGCTCGGTACATAAAGGCGTTCATCAAGACAGAAATTATGCCTTATTTCACTCAGAAACATGGTGAGTACTCTGTCGAAGATGTTACGTATCTTGCCCGCCTAATTCAGGCTCCGCACGATGATACGCATTTGGTGGCTGGACGCTACCTTAAGCCACTCGTCAACAGACTCAAGAGTATCTGGCACGTGGATAACAATGTTTTCTACGCCTCAGCTACACCAGAGAAACTTGACATCTGGCTTAATCGAATCGCAGGTGCGAAGTCTTTCTTTTGGGCGGATTATTCCTCTTTTGATGCTACCTACACGGCTGAAACGTGGGATATGATAGAAACCTTTTATAAGCGGATTTACCCTGATGCTGAGACTCAGTTTCTCGACGTATTGCGCATTTGGAGAAATGCAGAAGGGAACATCCGTTTGACACACCGTGATGAGGACGGTCAGCGCATTTGGTATCATGCACCCAATGTCAACGCCTCCGGGCGAGATGACACTGCCCTTGCGAACGCACTGGTCAACGGGATCGTGTTGATGATCGCGTTCGCCTGTGCTTTAACTGGCAAAGAGGTGCATGACCTGACTTATGCAGATCTCCATGATGACCGCTTTAACATTGGTGTGGTGGGTGACGATTCATTGGTCGGGTGCGACTTTGATGTCTCCATTTATCTCGACCGGATCACTGAAGTCTGTGAGGGCTTCGGTCTGGTCGTGAAGTCGTGCCATAGTTATGAACTTGCTGATGTAACCTTCTTGGGAAACATGCCTTATCTGGCAGGCGGCAGGTTCTACTGGGGTCCCACTCTCGGTCGCCGCTTATACAAAGCGTACTGGCAGGCGGAACCGATTGGAAATCTCCCCGCATGGACGCTCGGCGTGGCTAGGCAGATGGCACTGTACCAACATGTGCCGCTTTTGTCTGACATCGCCCAGCGTGTTGTGGGGTTGTTGGACGGGAGCAAGGTGACTGAAGTCAAAGTTGATGAAAATCGACCTTGGACTGTGAGAAAGTCGCCTACACCTCGGTACGATGAAACCACCCTATGGTGGCTTGCTCATCGGTATCGTGACGAGGGGCTCTCCGTGGGGGCAATTCGAGCCGACATCTCAGAGGTACAGCTCATCACACGGCTTCCGGCTGTTGTTAAGTTTCGGACTACTGACGTGGCCCTTGCTGTGGATGACCTGTAGTGATCTTTGCGCTTCTGCGTGTTTTGGCACAACCATCTCGCAAACGATATGTCGCAGCAATCAACGCTTCAATTCCAGGTGGCCAACCCTTTGCGTCAGCTTACGGGTCTGGCCCACCAGATCTCGCTTCCTCATGAGTTTGCGCCTATGCGCTTCCCTTCCTTTCCTGCTCTTGATCGTACTGCGCTTATGGGGTTTAACACTCCGTTTACCTTTACTGTCGAGCCTACTGGTAACAATCGAGTTATGTTGTCAAGGCAGGCTGCCTACCCGCTCTGGTGTGATGTTTCCACGAGTGGTTCTGACACTTACTCTATTGTTCTCAACTTGCCGGCGGCTGCTGGTCAGATACCCGCTCCTTACCGCTTCAGCGAGTATTTTATCGGTGGTCATCCGGTTTCTACTACCATCCCTGGGATTACCGGTGTTACCGTCTCGGCTGCTGTAAACTTTCCGATCCTCGGTTCCGATTCTTCAACCGGCATCGAGTCTCCGTTTCTTTACTGCCCAGAAGGTTCCACCCTCTCCATCGTTGTATCAAATGGTGTCCCCGCCTCTGGTGACATTTTCTTTACCGGCAATGTCCTGAAGTGGGAAGCACCGGGTGAGACTCGTGTCCACTCTTCTCTTAGCAAGCAGATTGTTAGTGGAAATCGTGGTGCTCTCATCTATCAGGGAGCTATGCCACAGGGTTGGTACTGCGTTACTGAGTTAACTGCTGGCGACCCGCTTTCAGCTCCGACTATGACCATCACCGTCTCTGAGGCGGCAATGGTTTATACTCCGAGCCCAACAAATGCAGGCAGTCTCGTTGGCACTCCCTCAACCAACAAGCGCAATTTCTTCCCTGCGATCATACCAACCGAGTTCACAACAAGCACCCTGCCATGGTCTTCCACCCGCACAACGGCTGCGGCTGCCCTCTTCACCAATGTCACCCAGGTTCTAAACAAGGGTGGCACGGTGCGGTGCGGCCGTATCCCGCCACAGGTGTATAATCCATTCTCAGCTGGTGTCAACAACGTGTATCGGTTCATCATTCCTAATCTGCATCCTGCGGAAAAGGCTTTCCTCCCTCTTGAGACCGGAGCTTACACTTATTGTCCACCTTCCACTGACCTCACTGATTTCTATGATTATGCCATCAACTTCACCAACTCTACTGCTGTCCCTTGCTACCGCTTGGACAACACTTCGTTGGTGAACTGTTTGAACTTCGAATCCACAGGCACTGTTACCGAGACTCTCGCTGTCAACCTTGACTGGCATCTGGAATTTCGAACAACCTCTGCTCTTTTCCAGATTGGCATGTCCACTTTGACTCTTGAGACTATGCATCAAGCCCAACTCGGGCTCAGCACTGTTGGTTTCTTCTTCTCCAATAAGGATCATAAGACCACCCTTGGTGCAATTAAGAGTGGTATTGTGAAGTACGGTAAGATGGCACTTCCTTATGCCGTCGACTTCGCCACTGGACTTCCTGGTCCTGTAGGCATTGCAAGCCGTGCTGCACGCCGAATTGGAAACTACATGTTCAGTCCTGCACCGGACAGCAAGATGAAACCCACCTCGGGCAAGGCCAGCGGCATCACCGCCGAACCCAAGGCTTCTAGGAAGAAAGTTAAGGTTGGGAAGAAGAAGGCGAAAGCGTCCCGAAGGAAGTAATCGCGTTAGCTGCTTTTCTGTCGTGTGTGTGTCACTGAGTGCAACTGATGAGCCTGTTTGGTTTCAGGCGAAAGGCACTCAGAAGCGCATTGGGGAGTCGATTTCAAAAGTGCGTCTAGAAATGCTAGGACGCCTCCCTCGGTCGACAAATTACCCGCATGC